GCGTAAGCTTAATTATATTTCCAATATTCTTGTTGTGGAAGATCCAGCAGCACCTCAAAACAAGGGAAAGATTTTCCTGTTCAAGTACGGCAAGAAGATCTTTGAGAAGATTCAAGAGCAGATGAATCCGGAATTTGATGACGAGACTGCAGTTAATCCGTTTGACTTCTGGAAGGGTGCTAATTTCAAGCTCAAGGTTCGTAAGGTTGAGGGTTATGTTAACTACGACAAGTCTGAGTTTAGTGCTGCCACAGAACTTTTTGATGGCGATGATGCCAAGCTTGAGGCCCTGTGGAAGAAGCAATATTCTCTCAAGGAGTTTGTGAATCCTAAGGAGTTCAAGAGCTACGCAGAGCTTAAGACCAAGCTTGTGGACGCTCTGGGCGGTGATCTTCGTGGTTCAAGTAGTGATGACGAAACAATCGAAGACGAACCAACCGTTCGTTCAAATCGTAAGCCTATCTCTAAGCCAGAACCTGAAGAAGATGTTGATGTTGAAGCATACTTCAAGTCTCTAGGAGACGAGTGAAAAAGGCCCCGAAAGGGGCCTTTTTTATTTAACCAAATTTAGCTTTAAATGATGGAATATTTTTATATTCATTATTTAAAATATCCACATACGAATATTTTGAACGATGAGGAATTGGTGGAGATGAATCTTGTTCTAACACATTATAAGTGGGCCTCACATTAATATCATCTTGTGTAAATTTTTGTTGATTAGTATTTAACTGTGGTTTATAAGCCGAAATTGCTTGGAATGCGTTTACGTTTTCTTGGAACGCATCAGATTGCATTGTGTTTGATGTAGAATGAAATGGTGTTAAAGGATTTTTTCTATTAGTTTTTGTTAACGATGTTTCTGGAAATTCTTTTTCTACTTGTAGTGATTGTTGAAAACTGATATTACCGTTATTTTTTTCTGATTTATTTTTTAATCTGGTTATAGAATTGTATAGATTAACGTCTTCAGTAGACATGGTATCTAACTGTTCTTTATCTAATTTTTTATAAGACGAAAAATTTCCTTGTCTTGCTTCTTTAAGATCTTGTTTTCTTTTTAAAGAAGCCATTCTATCGTAATGTATTCTAGATTCTTTAGATAAATCTGCTCTTTCTTCTTTACTTAAAATTTTAAATGAACCAAAATCTCCCTTTTTTGCTCTTTCTATTTCTCCCTTTTTAGATAAATTCCAAATATCTTTTAATTGTTTTTCTGATATTTTTTGTTGGGGAGGTTCTTCTTTAGTGGAAGAAACATCAGAATTTGGTTGTTGTGTAATTTGTTCTGTTTGTTTGGATTTAGCTGGTTCTAAATCGACATTTATATTTTTTTCAATCTGAATATCGGACGCATTTGCTGCTTCTCCTGAAATTTTTCTTATTTCAGGAGTAGTTTGTGTGTTTGATGAAACTTTTTGTATCTGATCAGAAACAACAGGTTCTTCTTTTATTACACCAGAATCAGAAAAAAAATCAGAAGAATTTACTAGTTCTTTGTTTTCTATTGGTTCTTTCATGTTTTATTTTTCTTTTTCTATTTCGTTAGTTATAAGTTGAATGTACACGGTTCTTTGCCAAGGTATTAGTTCTTCTATCTCTTGTAAACTGAAGTGATGGTGGTATTTCATTTGAAATATCAGATTTATTAAAGTAGTTAAAGTTATGTGGTTAAAAAAAAACTAATAATATTAAATGTGCCAGAAAGTTCTGTAATTTTTTCTTCTCCATTTTTTGTTTTATATTGTAAATTAAAGAAAAGTTTAGATGTATTATCAAAATATTCTATTATCTTTTTAAATTCTTTGGGGGTTAAATTGTTTAAAAATAGTATTCTATCTTCTAAAGAAATATCAGAGCTGTTTATTATTTCTTCATTTTTCTCTATACAAATTATACTATTTGCTATAAAACTTATTTTATCTTCATAAGTTTTATTGTAATCTGGATTTAACAGTAATTCTTTAACGGTAATTTCTTTTAATTTTAATACACAATCGTCTAGTTTTAAACTGTTTGATTGTTTTTTTCCTTTTACTTGTATATCATTTATACAATCGACTATTACTTTGACCTGTTCGCCAGTATAAGGACACACTATTGTTGCTTTTTCAATTTCTCCAACAGACTTTGCTCTTAGATAAAGAAAAGCAGTTTCAAAATCACTTATGCTATATTCTTTTGCGTCTTCTTCGTAACAATCGGATACTATTTGTATCAATGTTGATAGTATGTCGTTATTATTATCTGTTTGTTTGGCTATTAGTAAGGATTGCTCTTCTCTTACTGTGAATGGTCTAAACGAAACCTTTTTGCCCGAGGACAATTTTACATTATATTTTGGAAATGATTTTTTAAAAGTTTTCATAATAATTAGGTTGAAGCATCTGGTATATGAGATAAATTATCAAAAGTATAGTATCTATAAGAAAAGTCCACACTCATTATTAGAGGTTGGTTGTTTGCACCAGTATCGAATTGAGTTGGAAGTATGAGTTTAGGCCATGCTTGATGTAATGTAATTGTACCAGTTTGCTTGTTATTTTCGGCGGTGGATATTCCTGTTATTTTTATTTTAGAATCACCAGTACGAGCTGCGACAGGAACTAAACTTGCTCCTTTGGCACTAGTTCCATAGATGTAACCTTCGGTGTTTATGGTTCCTCCAATGGTATGATCCATCCATGCTTCTATAAGGCTACGAATAGACCAGTTTTTATCGACTAAAAAATTAATTATATAATGATCGTCGTATTCTGTTTTTAGAGGAACATCCCAATATGGGCTAAAAGGACCAACAGAATCAGAAAAATAGTTAGTAGTTCTTTGTGGAATTTGTACCATTGTGGCAAAGAAAACATACGGTGAACTTCCACCAGACTGAGAAACTGGACAATCTATAAATTCTACAGCATATCTGTTGGGTCTTTGAACGCCCCATACTGTTATTTGATTAATTATTTCGTTTATTGTTTTAGGTGACCCTGTTGGCCAACCTACGCTTTTTATATTTGATGCCATCTAGTTGTTAGTCCTTTTTGGTGTTTTGAATATATCATCTTCTGTTAAGATTTTGAATATCCAACCTTGTTTTTCGCAATATTTGCGAGCAGCACTCCACTTACAAGTATTTATTTCAAATAATATAGATTCTTGCAAATATGTTTTTTTATTTTTCTTTGGTTTGGGTTTAACAGTTTGCTTTTTTGGTTTAATTTCCACCATAAAAGTCTGTATCATGTCTTTATTTTTCACTTCAAATATAAAATCGGGATAGTAATAGTGCACAGAATTGTCAATTGTAGACATGTACGGTATTCTTATCTCTTCACTTGCCCACCGAATAACATTTTGATTGCTATCAAGATACTTACAAAACTTGCGTTCCCAAAGAGATCTACAAATTATGTTGTTGACGTTTCCTGTATACTTTTGGGGGTTTTCTGGTGTATATTTTGTTTTATAGGCCATATAATATTAACTATATATTTATAATATGGTATTATTAACCTTTCCACATACAAGCGATCTTAGCCAAAAAGACGTTCCGGTTTGGATCACTTTTTACTCTGCAAACTATAGTACATGGGCTTTTTATAGGACTCCTGCTGCAGTAACCAGTAATTGTAACAATAAAATTGTTTTACCATATCCTAATAATTTTAATACTTTAAATAATATTCCTTATGCTAACAGTGCATCTATACAGATGAGGGGTGTAGAACAAGTATTAAAAAAGACGTTTGGAACAAGACAAAACAATCAACCAGCACCAGGATTTGGTGGAACTGTTCCTATAAATCCAGAACCATCCGAACCGGCTAATCAAGCAGCTCCACAAACAAACACTCTCCAAAATGTTGGAGGAATGTTGGCACAGGGAGCAATTGCGTCTGGAGAATTGTTTGAAAGCTTTATGACCGGTGGTAATGTGTTTAGATTTGATCACACAGAAACTGTATTAAAACCTGGCTGTAGAAGAACGCACACATTTGAATTTAATTTAATCGCAAAATCGGGAGAGTCTGCACAAGCTGCTTCTAGAATAGCAAATGCATTTCAAGCAAATGCACATCCCGGAGCTTTTACTAGATCTATTTACACAATGACTCATCCAGATATATGGACATTTGGTATAAGTACCAAACCCGGCGAATCTGAATCGCAATTAGACGGTCAAGGATTAACTTGCGTTTTAGCTAGAGTAGACATCAATAGATCTCCTATTCAAAATATACCGTATACAATTTTTTATAATGGTAAACGATGGCCTTTAGCTGTTAATATTAAACTTAATTTTACCGAACTAGAACCAGCACTAAATCTGGACGGACAAAATCTAATAATAAGATCTCAAAAGGATTTTGGATGATTAAATACTTTCCCAATTTAACATCATATAATTTTGGTGCAACTGGTGGTTTAAAGGATATTAAAAATATTTTTAAATCGGTTAATCTGAGTATAGACGATCCAGAATTTGTTGAAACAGAAACAGTTTATTCTGGAGAAAGACCAGAACAGCTGTCGCTTAGGTTGTATGGAAATTACAACTATTATTGGTTATTAATGTTATTAAATGGAATTAAAAATCCATTTGATTGGACTACTATACTGGGCCAAAAAGGAACATATGAAGAACTTGAAAGATACGATACAAGAGTATTACAATTTTCAAATTCTTCTCCGTTTTTGCCTTCCACAGCAGAGGCGTCGATTACTTATGATGGAACCGCTTTTAATCTGTACGAACAGACAGATATTGATTCCTATGAAGGGGTTGATTTAAGTCAAGTGCAAATAGGCGACACTGTTATTTTTGAAACAGGAATGGGGCCGTATGCTATTAAATGTTTTGGTGCTGGTATTTTACGTGCTACTTCTACTATAGAAGCATTGTATTATGAAAATAAATTAGAAAATTGGCACCATTACGGTCAATCTTTAGTTCCCATATTATTCGATAATCATAATAATATAGTGCAATTAACTGCTGGGCAAAAGATAACGTGTGTTAGAGATAAAGATGGATACATCTACTGCTGGGGCGACGAATCTCTTTTAAACAGTGGATTTGCTTCTTTTATTGATAATGATGATATAAACGGACAGCCCATATATAAATCCCCGGAAGGCGGATACACATTTATAGAAGCCAGCCATGATAAACTAATTGCCATAAATAGTAGTGGTACTTTAGAATTTTTTGGTAATGTTTATAGTGAGCTGACAGATTATTTAGCCGGTATAACAACCGGAATAAAAACTTCATGGTATCATGTAACAGACACAGGAGCACACGGTGGTGTAGTTCTTAGATCTACAGGTTATCTGGTTGACTATAATTTTACTGGTGCTCCTACTGGGGTAACTTTTATAGATGTTGCATGTGGAAATCAATTTTGTGTTGGAGTTATGGGAAATGGTGGTCTTACTGCTTGGGGAGCCAACGATTACGGCCAAATAACAAATATGCCATCTGGAACAGGATTTGTTGAAGTATCCGCAACATACAATCATGCACTTGCAAGAAAAACCGATGGAACAGTATATGCATGGGGAATGACAGCACATGGTCAATGTAATGTACCAAATAAAACATTTATAGCTATAGCTGCAGGTAAAAAACATTCAGCCGCAATAACTGAAAATAATGAAGTGTACGCTTGGGGTAAGATACCCAAAGCAGGATTTAGTGGAGCTACAATAACAGGAATTACACAAAGCGATTATACTTTATCCGACTACACCATATACGGACAATTTGATAAAATTTATTCTGGAGATAGTCATGTTGTTCTTAGGGGATTAACAGGTTCGACTAAACGATTTGCTGGAATTGTTACACAAGTAGATTTAGATTATAAACGAATTGTGTGTAAAGTTTATGGTGGAAACTTAACAACCGATGAATTATTCTTAGACGATCCAACAGGAACAGTTGTATCCATATGGAGAAATGGAGAAGAAGTTAATCAAATAAGACATAAACTTATAGGTATACAAAAGCAAAAGAATTCAACAGTAGAAATACGAATAGACAACGAATCACAACCAGTCACAGAAAACATATGGAAGACTGTTTATATAACTAATTATTCTACTCCAGATAAAGATAATAGACTGATAACACTACAAAAAATTTATGATGAGTATAATATACTACTAAAACAAGAATTTATTTATGCTGATTCTAATCTATTGCAAAAAATAGATTCTAAAATCTACCAAGACCTGTTAGCCGGTAAAAAAGAATTAAATTATAATATTTCTGAATTCGAATAACAATGTTAAATTCTCCACGACAAGTACAGTCTCCAAATATAGTAATCAAAAAATTGATTTTACGTTCTAATAGTCCAGGACTAGTTACAGATCGTAACGTAGTTTCTGGTATAGATGATGTAGAAAATAATTTTGAAATAGATTTAATAAATAAAACTTCTCAAAAAACAGATACTCTTTCTTTTTATTCTTTAAGTTTTATTGAAGATATTAATGAACCACATATGAGTGGCACTTTGATTTTAATAGACGGCACAAATATTTTTGATCATTTAGGTATTTCTACAACAGGAGAAATAGAAATTGATTTACAATTTTTAGATACTGATGATGATTTTGAAGATGTAATAACTACTGATAAAACTTTATTTTTTTATATTATTGATATAGATGTGATGAACGATCCAGCTTCACAAGAAGTTTCTAGAGGTATGGGTACACAAAATTATATTTCTATACGGTTTGCTTCTAAAGAATTTGTTCATTCAGATTTTATAACTAAAAATTATGATAGAAAAAATTCTGAGTCTATACAAAATTTTATAGGGCCAATATCAGACGATTATGAAACTTTAGAAGATATAGGAACAACACCAGTAACTCCAAAATTAGAAGTGACTTTATTAAAAACTCCCAAAGATCCTCTTGATACTGATGGTGATACCGATGTTCCTATTTTGGATGAGTTTGGTGAAGAACAATACATCTTACAAAATAAATGGGAACCTAAAACACCAACGTTTTTTGGAAATTTAATTAAAAATTATAACGACGAAAGAACTATTGCCGGAAATAGACAACCAAAACAGCTTCGAGCTCATGCAACATATAATGACGTATGGGTAAAACCGGAATATTTTTATTGGCCTAGTTATAAAATCTCTAAAATACCAAGAATAACTCAATTTATTAATTATATAAAAAACTTTGCTTGTTTAAAAGAAGATCCAAATTATGTTGATTTTATGTTTTGGGAAGATTTAGATGGATTTAATTTTAAATCTATATCAAAAATGGTTAGAGAAGAAAGAGATAAAGAAAAAACTTACGAATTTTGGCCGGATGTCAACACTAATACTATGAATACGATTGTTTCTATGGAAGTTTTAAAAGATACTGATCCCATGGAGCTTATAGCATCCGGTGCACTGGCTTCAGAATATATTAGAGTAAAACCAAATTGGAGAAATCCTTTTAGAAATGTTTTAGTTGGAACAGACAGGTTTATTAAAAAATTAATTAAATACAGTTATTATAATGATATATTTTTTTATAATAATTTAAAACTTAAAAATGATGTTATCATCACAAACAAAAAATGGGATAGTGTTACGGGGTATCCACCATTTAGTAGCAAAGACTATAAATTAACAAATAATGAAGGTGATTTTAATTCGTCATCTTTCAGAATATCAGAAGAGATTTACGGATTCTATGATAGAACCACTCATAATTCGGATAGATCTCCTTGGTGGGAATTTTTAGATATTGGAACCAGAGGGTTTACTTGGGATAAAGATAAGTATAAAGAATCTTATGATGGCGGTGTCTTCGGTCTAACATACGATTTTCATAATCACAATAGAATGGAAGAAGAATACTGGCAATCACAATATGATTTTTCTGAACTACCCGGAGCTGGTGCTTACTTAATATACAATGATATTAAATGGAAACTAACTGAAGCTAGAGAAAAATATATTGATGCCAAAAAACACAACGAAAAATGGAACTTTTATTTAAATAATATTTGTTGTGAAAGAAAAATACCATTAAATTTCTTTGCACTACTAACTAAAGCAGATAAAATTTATGGCGGAGATGGAATAACTTTTGATAAAGATCCGGGAGGTATTTACTCATACAACTGGATAGAAGTAGAGTTTTGGCCAAGAGAAAGCACAGAAGCCATATTACAAAATGGAGAAGAAATTATAAAATTTGATGGCCATGAATCATATCCATTTGTTTTTGTTAAACCAAAAGGAGCTCTAGAAGGACATGGACCTTTAGTTAAAAAATATAAACCAAAAACAGACTGGACAAAAGCAGATCCTCCTGTTATTGATAAAAAAGATGAGTTATATGAAACTAAAGATACTAGAGCTTATAACATAAATGAAGTATTAAACACTGTTGGTATAACTTTAAGTCCTAATGATATTGTAAATGCGGATCCTGTTATTTTACAATCCATAGACGAATGCAAAGTTCTTATAACCAATCCGGGCATATCTGTTCCTTTTGACAGATCCAAAGAAAATTGTAAAACTTCATATCCTTTAGGATACAATATGATGCCTATTGGTAATTTTAGATATCTGGGTGATTGTTCTAAACAAGAAAAAAAATGGAATTTTGGTAGAATAGTCCAAATGCATGTAATACCCAGAGAAATAATGCAAACCATGATTAAAGGTGAGCAAGGAATAACTGGTATTACTTTGTCTGATACTATAAATGGTGATGCTGAAAAATATAGTAAAACTGCTCCAGGTTCTGATTTAGAAATTGAATTGGGTGTTGTAAATACTAAAAAAGAAATACCGTATTTATTCTTGTTTGATGTGGTTAATGCACACGATGGCCTGTGTGATAATACCTGTTCCATACCATAAATATCTTTATAAATCATGTTTACAATCACCAATAATTGTTGTGGAACCCCACCGCCAAAACCAGGAGTTACACGATCTCCATGTGGTCGTGAAATTTTACAAGATTGTGGTGCTCCATTTCAAAATTCTATATTAGACAGTATATGGGGTAAGCCTTTTTGGTTAAGAGAAGAAATGCAAGATTTAGGCGTGGTAAAACCACCTAAAGGACCCCTAGAAATTGAAACTATAATGAGAAACGGATCTTTGGATGGTACTTTCAATCCAGAAAAAGCAGATCCAGCATTTGAATGGAATCATTCTGATCCAATTCAACCATATAGTGTATGTGACTCTTTAGATTGTGTTAATCCCAGTGGCTGGTCTGGACCACAAGGTTTTGGATTTAAACCAGAATGGCCACTTACAGAAAAAATAGCAGCATCAGAATCAAATCAAGGAATATGTGATAACAAATACTACAGATTAATAACACATTATCCTAGTGTAGGCAGACCTTATCAAACAGCAGATACCTCTTCACGTTCTAGAGGACTGATGATTTCAAATATTATTCCTGATATTTTTGAAAATGCAAAACAAGTAGAAAGCTATAATTATACCGGTCGATTAGGCGAAATAATTATTAATTCGTATTCACATGATAAAAATCAACACACAAATACATCATATCCAGGAGATTATTGGATAAGCTGGTGGAATGCCATACATCCAGGAAATGTTAAAGGATATAATGGTTCTGATTTATTTTCTAATACTATAATAAATTTTTTAAGTAAAAAAATAAAATGTGATTCTATAGTTTCACCAGAATGTTATAAAACTGGTTGTGATGGTATTACATTTTTAGATGAAGAAAATCAAAGAGCCAATGTAGTCAAAGTGTCTTCAGGAGAATACCACTCGTGTGTTCTGCTAGATAATGGTCTTTGTGATTGTTTTGGTTTAACTGGAACTGCAGGTTACACTTTAAGCAGACCCGAAGAATTAAAACAAATTCCTGTTTTAGACATAAATTGTGGTTTAGATTTCACAATAGCAGTATTACAGGATGGAATTACTGGTTGGGGCTCTAATAATAGTGGTAGTCTTTCTATTCCAACAGAATTTAAAACTAATTCTAGTGATATAGTAAAACTAGCTGTTGGTGGTGGACACTGTGTTGCCATGTTAAATGCTGGGCATACTTTAGCTTTTGATGGCAGATCAAGAAATACAGATTCTGACGGAGTTATTGAAATATGGGGTAATTCGGGTTACCGTAATAGACTATCGATAAGACCAAGAATAGCAACAACTAATTTTTATATTGTAGGTAATGATGTAAAGTTTCAAGCAACCAACTCGATAGGAGAACAGCATTTAATAAGAAGAGGAGAAATAATTCCATTCTGGGGAGATCGTGAAAATTTCTTTAATGTTGTTAAAACTTATGAATCTTCTGTAGATGAATTTGGATTACCAAATGATCCTATAAGCAAAGAAATAGAATTTATTGATATTTGGGCTGGTCGTAGACATATAGTTGGTTTGATAAAATATCCTGTTTATCTTTCTGGATACGACCTTGGAAAACATATTTTAAATTCAAACGATATCGTTCATATTCAAGATCCTTATACCGGGTTACAGTTTAATCCAAGAGATTCTGAACTAAGGTTTGTTACTATTCGAGTTTTTTCTTGGGGCAATGGTATGCCTGGAGATCCATATAATCAAACAATTGGAGGAGAATTACTGGTACGACAAGCCAATCCAAATTATCTGTTTAAGTTAAATTCATTGGAATGTAAAGTAGGAGAAAATAACATTCCAATGCACTTGTTAGTAGATGAGTATTTTGATTTTAGAAGAATTAAATATACAGACACTTTTTATGGTATAAGCGATACCTTATTTTTAATAACTTCGTCTACAGCAAATCATACCGTTTTTGCTAGAAAAAAGTTTAATAATTATTGTCAATCTTTATATCAAGACGACGGTAGAATAATTTATAGAAAAAATGGCGATGCAGCATTGTGTGATATACCTAGAGGAACAAGTACAAATCCTAATTTTGATCAGAGTAATACATGCAGAAATGGAGATTGTTGTTGTGGTTGCACAGATGGATCTAAAATAGGAAATGAGTGTTGTGAACAACCAAGAATTAGTTTGAGCGAAGGTGCATCTTCTTATTATAAACCAGAACAAGATTATTTTAGTTGTTGTCAGCCCTCTACAGAACCAAATAAAGCATTTCAATGCTGTAATAATCAATATGGATTTATGTTAGATGGTTGGGGAGATGATAGATTTCAACAACTAACACAAATAGGTCTAAAAAACTCACAAGAATATTTTACAACTCCATATATTAATAAACATTTTGTATATGAATCTAATCTTTTTGGTAATACTGATGAATATTTTGTTAAATGTGCAGTTGGTTACGATAGAACCGTAGCTTCGCTTTCTGTAAAACCCACACAAGAAGAAATTAATAGTGGTGCATACACTAAAGAACAATATAAAAGTAGTGTATATGGTGCCGGTGGTGTAGGAACTCCCGAAGGACAAGACAGTACTGGTTGTATTCCAAATATTTTAAATGCCAACAGTGGTCAATACCAATTAGTAAATCATCTAAGTGCTGGTAGATACCATAATTTAATAATACAAAATCCAGATAAACCACCAAAAATAGATTTTCCGTATAGAGGAGAAATAGACAAATCTAGTAATCTAAATTGGAGATTTAGATCTACTGATAAGGCAGACAGTCCTTTAATTTTATTAAGATCTATGGGAAATACTGCTGATTGGTATCAGCCAGAATTTGATTTAAATTCTTCTTCTCGTTTGTTATTTGATTTAGATATTAAAATCACAAAATACAGAAAAGAAATAATTAATGGCGAATTGCAAAATGTAAAGAAAAAAGAATTACATTTTAAAGTAGACAAAACAAACAGTTCTCAACAAAATGGAATTTCTGTTAACCTTATAGGAACACGCGGAGATCAAAGAGTTAAGCCTTTTACGGGAGCAACATGTGATTGTGTCTGGTCTGATTATGCAACCGATAGTTTTAAAATGGCTGGTCATCAAGGAACTTTATTAAATCATATAGGTTATGATGCCAATCCCGATATAAGAAATACCTCTGAATCGTATCAATGGGTTTATTTTAATCAATTAAGAGGATCTCAAATAGAAGGAGATGCTCCTGGTGGTCATGAACAACCATGGAGAAATTTTGAAAGTGCAGCAACCAAAGCATTTAATCCAGAATATTTTCCAACAGATGTGTGGTCTGATGGACCTCTAAAACCAAAAATAAATTATTATTATGCTCCGGCAAATTCATTTACTCATAATATTATAGAAGTTCCGCCAGGAAAATTCCCCTCAGAACTGTCTCTATACTGTAGAAACAAGTATGCATATGGAGGCAATAATAACATAATACAAAATTGGTGTGATCCCTGCTTTAAAGGCATAACTTATGAGACAGCAGAAAGAACTGGTTGGATGGGCAGAATGGGTTGTACCGGTTGTGAATTTAATTACAATGAACAATTATGTTCTGGTTGCACTTTTAATGAATATGGAGTTTGGGATTGTCCAGAAACCGCACCGCCAATAAGAGATGTATATGGATATAGATGTTCTGCAAATGTTTTTGGTGATATTTTGCCCGACGAAATAATAGTATCAACCAATCAGGTTCAAAAAATAATTCCTGAATTAAAAAATAAACCACTATATCAAAAAGAAATAGTAATTGATCCAGAAACAGGAGAACAAGAAATAATAATATGGAATATTGGTGAGGTAACTAAAATAAAAAGAAAAACGTTTACATTCATTCCTTACGATGGTCCAGAAGACAGAGAAAATTTAAAAAGAATAATAATAAGATCAGCTCCAGTATATTTTATGAATGTAAAAGAAGATGGAGATGAATATGAATTTAGTGATTATCAGTACAGATCGATACAAGGAAATTGTTCTGCTTATAATGCTGCTTTAAATAAATACAATTCTTTTGGAGAATTATCAACACCCATAGAAGAATCGTGGCCATCTTTAAATCGTTATTTAATCCCCAGATGGGCTTCTTTAGAAGAAGATGGTTTATTAAATTCTTGGTTGATAAACAAAAATGATACAGAATTTTTAAGTTCCACAAGTTATACGGAAATAGATTATCCTTTAGTTGTTGTTCCTGCACATGGAGGAGACATAGGACCAAAATATAATATGGAAGGATATTTTGATACAGAACTATGGAGTATTACTAACAGAATGGATCCTGTTTTTATGACAGAAATACATTCTTCTTATTCTTATCTGTTACAATCTGCATTCATTCCTCCTCCACGATACGCATACAATTTTATGCCGTTGGTTTACTTTAGCAGCTTTAGTAAATCTCGTTATATTAAAGACTCTATAGATTTTGAATATCCTTTCAATAAAAATATTTGTATAACAGGTCCGTATAAACAAGCTGTGGGTCATTATCCAGAATTTAGATCAGATCAAGAAAATGTTTTAGATTTTACTCCTCCTCCTCCCGGGGTGTTTTTTCATACTAAAGATATAGCATATCAAAATCTATTACAAAACGAAAAATATAAAATAGAACCTTTAGCTGGCGATTCTGAAACAGGATGTTCCTCTTGCTCTATTCCATTTACTGGAGCAAAAATTTCTGCTTGGGGATTTGATCTACAAAATGATGACATAGTTAATGCTGTTCAAGAAATAACTGAATTAACTGGTGATATTATCCTGGACAAAGAAATCGGTAATTTGAAAATAAATTCTCAAGGAAAAAATGGGGTATGGCTGGGCATAGCTAAAGATAGATTTACTAGTGGAGGCAGAATAATAAAAAGACTCCGAGTAATGGTTCCTATAAATTTACTTCCGGGCGAAACTATAATGTTTGGAAGAGGAGTACAGATTGATAATGTAAGTGAAACTCAACTTAATGATGGATATTTTTATACGGTAGAAGCAAAAGGAAAATTTGAACAATATCCAAACGAATTAGGCAAGACAATAAAACCAAATCAAGCAAAAGAAAATTACGAATATAGGTGGGGTCGGTTCAGTGATGAATGCTCGTGCAATAGTAGAATAAGTTTAGAAGATCCTAATTATATTGATCCCAGAGCAATAGTTAATACTACAGCAAAAGAAATTTTAACAAAATATCAAACAGATCCAGAATCTCTTACTGTAGAAGAAAGACAAAAATTAATAGTTGGAGATGCTGATACTGGTGGTATAGCTTTAGTACAATACGCTAATTGTGAAAATCCAATTACTTACTTGGAGTCTGGTGCTTCACCTAAATTGGCTATATCTGCTGGTAGTAAACAAGGAGAAATTGGTTTAGGTGATATGTCTGGTGCATGGCCAATCTGGAATAAGAGTATGTGTGGTAACGGGTATAATTGCTATGGTGGCGGAAGAAGTTTTCATATAGGATCACAAGGAAATGAAATTTTAGATCCTCTAATATTGTATTCGGGTAAAGGCCCCGATACTGCTACTATTTGGTATCCTGTGCAATTAACAAATGCAGTTACTCTTTGTTTACCAATTTATAAACTAAACGGAACCGGTGTCAGAGGATTTTGGTCTGATTGGCTAAGTAATAGAGGGCATTCAAACTTCTTTACCACGAAAACAAACACAGATGATGATAAAGATAGAGTTGCTGGTGATATTCCTTTTGAAGCATCACATCCACAAGGATGGTTAGGATATGCTTTCGTCAATCCTACAGATGGTTATTGGACTACCCAAATAGGAGGAGACAGCATTGGTGATTTATTCCAGCCCACATATTATCGAGGAGGAACGGAGTGTGGCTCTGAAGGTAATATCTACAACACTACTAGTGGAACTCAATTTTCTAGTATGTCTTTATGGAATTTTATACAATATGGTAAACCCACTATTCGTGAAAATTGGGTAGAGGCTAGAGAAGATGGTTGTCTTCTAGGAATACCAAGTTCTAGACCAATGGATCCAAAAAATCCAGAAGACAGAACACCATTCCCAAGAACACAAAACAAGAAAAAACAAATACTAAAAGCATGTTGTTTTGGTGAAAATTACTTGAATGAAGCACCATCATCTGTAACAAATAGTGTTTTACCAGATAGATATTCATTTAATGTAAGAAAAAATAAGTATAGAAATCTGTATAATGCTATGTACAGATCTCATCCAATAACCACTGGAAATAGTAGCAAAATTATTTTTAGAAAATGGCACGGAGATCCATTCAATCCAAATGATTATACCAACAGACTTAAAAGTACTCTTACGCCGGTCTGGGCAGATTATTGGTGGGCTTGGGATTATAATTCAACTCAATGTTGGGACGGATTTGATTGGTTTAAAAATATCAAAGAATGGCGACACAGAAGATGGGAGCTTCCTTTATTCTTAGGAGTAAATAAAGATAATATTGCAACAATGTTCATTAATGACCCAAGTCCAGAATGTTATCCAGAAACCTGTTCTGGATTAGAATTATTTGATCAAAGTTACTCTGGAGCATTTGGTGGATTTAAACTTGGCTGGAACCATAGAAAATATGACAGTCCTGTTTCTCATGTAAAATTAAATTTGGGAAGTTTGCGTTGGGTTCAATCTGTAAGAGGGGGAGGGAGCAACAGTGCAAGCGATGAAATATGGCCTCCAAGATCATGTTATTGTTCGACACAATCTAGTGCTCCACCAAAAACTGGAACATTTTATGCAATGAATACTTCTATCTGGTTTAATTGTTACTTAGATGCGTATTTTCCAGATTGGGGCAGTGTAATATTAGGCGGCGGTGACGGAACTGGAGGAGCAACAGATGTAAGTTTTAGTGTGGATTATAGCAGATGGAATCCATATTTCCAACATCTAGGACCGGGATTCGTATTCAATACCGACAATCTAAGACAGTATTCAGCAAATATCGTAAACAGAACTTGGCCTTCGTAATAAATATACTAATATGGCATCTAATATAACAAACTATGTAAGTTTTACTCCTGATGAATGTGGTGCTTTTACTGGATTTACTGCACCTGAGGGTGTTAGTTATGTTCCTTTTTCTTTTGGTTTGCAAAAATCAACAATAAACACTGTAAGTGATTTTTGTTACAATCAATTTGGTGCGGTATCTAACATAGATTGCCCCGATTGGGATCCGTCTTGTAATTGTTTGATATCTCAATACAGACCAAATAAACCAATATTTACAGATAAAGAAATTTTAGAAATGAAAGTTGCAACTAATGAATGTACTTTGATCCAAGAAGTTTTACCAAATAAGGACGGAGAAATAGACGAAAATAAGCCGTCTGATTGGTGGGGTATTGATTTTTCTAATAAAAAATGTCCATATAATTGTTTTTACTATGAATCAGATAAACCAACTGTTGCAAAAAAGAAAGAAAATGTATTAAAAACGCCATTTTTTGGTCCAACTGGTGATTTAGGTGGCAAATATCCGTATTCTTTAGGATTGTCTGGTATAAGTAGCCAAGGAATATTACAGCAAGATACGGATTCTTCTAGAGATGATATGCTACAGCTACCTCTGGGAGATGGAGTTCAAGAAAATTATCAGTCTTGGTCACAAAAAATCACAGGTCCATTATTTCCTTACTATCTAGAATATTCAAAAACTAATGCTACTTTTTGGAATACTCCAGAAAAAACACCGCTTATACGAGCAGCATTAATGGCGTTGTATAGATTTCAGCAAATAAAAATAACAGTAAATGGAGATTATGGCGTAAAAATAGGCAGTCTTATAAACATTAGAATGCCTATAAAAGACGAATTGCATACATCTCGTAGTACTAGTTTTCTTACAGATAAAAGATTTGCTGGAACTTGGATGGTTTATAGAATTGAAAGAACTATAATGGCGTCTAAACATACTATGGCACTATATTTGATGAGAGACGGATTTAATACAGATAAATATAGTGAACCAAGTCTAAATAAATACGGTAATCCGACATACAAAACTAAGCAATCAGACGAATCGGGAGAAACAGAATAATGGCAGTAACTCCAACATATAGAGACATAGATTTTAATCTAGGCAAAATAGAAAGAGTGGGAGGAGATTGGATTAATACAAAAAATAATGAAACCGATATAATTCAATCTATTAAAAATATAATATTAAGCTCGAATGGAGAAGTGCCATTTACAACAAATAGAATTGGTCTCTGGGAAAAAAAGTTTGATGTTTTACCGGATTTATCAAGAAGAATTTTAGAATCAGAAATAAAAAATGTGATAAACTTTTTTGAACCAAGAGTAAAAGTAAATACAGTTACAGTAACACAAACGGATGCAATTTTGAGCGTAAATGTCAATGTTACAACCTTAACTGTACCAAAAGTAGACAGAAACGTATTCCTAACATTAAATAGAACAGAAGGCTAATAGATGGCAAACCCACCAATTAATATATCCTCTATGGATTTTGCAGAGATTAAAAAATCTCTGGTTAATTATTTAAAAAATCAAACGTATTTTAATAGCTATAATTTTGAATCGTCTGCATTAAGTACTCTGGTAAATATTTTGTCGTATAATACTATGTTCTATACGTATTATGCAAACATGATAGCAAATGAAACCTTTTTAGGAACATCGCAAATACCAGAAAATGTTTTATCTATAATCAGACCGTTAGGATATGTTGTTAATGGAGTAAACTCTTCAAAAATTACAGTAAATTTAAAAGGTGATGGAACAGCTATAACAGCATATACAACTCTCTTTACTGCTGTAAATTCTTTAGGTGTTAATTATCGATTCTATTCTATTAAAGACTACACTCTAAACACTTTAGAAGACACTGAAGTTATTTTATATAATGCAAATACACTTGTAAAAGATAAAGTTATAAACGATCCTAACGCGGTTCTTTTAGACAAAATAAATCTAGAAACTCAGAGTTACTATATTGGTGCTTTCGATATAGACATAAACACAGTAACAGTAAAAGTAAATAGTGGAAGTGGTTATCAAACTTGGACACGCTTTGATCCAAATAATCCATCAACCACCGCAGAAACAAATAAAATTTATTTTATCGAAAGACGCGATAATGGTTTTTATCTCCTATTTTCTAGATCCACTTTAGATGATATTTTTGGATTTACTGAGGGATTAACTATTGGCTCTAATGATCTAGTAACCATATCTTATATAAAACCAGTAGGAGAAAATGCCAATAATTCTGCCTTAACTAGTGTAGTAGGTACACCGACAGATTCTACTATAAGTAGTGGTGGTGGTGTTCCAGATTTGGATATTATAAAATCTTTTGCACCTAAACTATTTGCTGCTTCTGATAGAGCGGTAACAAAAGACGATTACTACGGTGTTATTTTAAATAGCAATTTAGTTCCACCAAGCATAACCATACCAGAGCAAATTATAGTTTGGGGTGGCGAAGAATTAAGATATCCTTTACCAGGCAGATCTTTCTATTCATTTGCAGATCCTTCAATAGGAACAGATAATGTTAAATCACTCACGAATTTATTAAAACAAAAAGGAATGATGACTATTATTCCAGAATATATCCCAGCTAAACAATTAACAATAAATTCTACATTTCAATTGATAGGAACTCCTACTGCAGCTTTAATAAAGTCAGAATTAGAAACTTTATTCAATGGAACTTTACAATTTAACAGAATATTTTCTAATACAGAATTAGCCTTGTCTATTAAAAATAAATATCCAGCAGTAAGTCTTTTAGATATAACTGGTACTAATATACAATTTTCTTTAAATAGCTTTACAAATAAGATAGAACTATTTAATCAACTAAGAACACCATCATCAATAACTTCTTATGGAACTGCTTTTATCACTAACACCTTTACATACGAAGGAGCTAGTTGTACGTTTAGAGATTATAAAAACACCGAAATAAGCAGCACAAAAGGAATTATAGTTATCTACAATGAAACCACAAGAGCCCCTCTTGCTTCATCGGAAGTAGGAACTATAGATTATGCTACAGGCGAAATTTATATTAATAAAAAATATATTCCAGAATCTGCAGTCACTTGCACGGCAATTCCCAACAATAATAAACTACTAACAAGTAAATTTAACAATCTTTTTGTTTTAAATGCAACAGTTAACAAATAATATCTAACATGCTATTTTGGAATAAAACAAAACCCAACAAAAAAGCAATAATTAATGAAGAGCTTGCTTCATTAGACTTGTCTTCAATTTTAGAAGGTATTGAAGAAGAACCAATAATTCGTTCTGTTAATACATTTTCCGCAGCAGCACCACCTACGGTTTCTATTTACGAATCTGGTTGTTCATATCCTTTAGATATACGTAATCAATTTCCGTTATGGGCATTATTTAAAACAGTATCTACAGAACCAAACTTAGCAGATTTAACTCAATCATATTATAATTGGTTGACGTGCGGTACCAACGTTGATATTTCTCCTAATTTTGGATTTTTTGAACTAGAAAAATTAAAACAAGTAAATGAACTTCCAAAAGAGTTGCTACTTTTATATTCTCAATTGTTTATACCATCATTACCAGAAGACGCTTTAGACAACGATGTGTCTGAGGAAGAATTAAAAACTTTACTTAATGGTATTTACAATAAATTGTATGTTAAAAAGGGAGCAGAATACTCATTTAAATATTTAATATCTTTATTTTTTAAAGTAACACCAAATGACATTTATGTTGTGTATCCCAAACGATACCTTATGACATTAAATTCAGGTTATAGTAGTGAAATAAACGGTGGAACCCCATTAAACACTATGGGAAGATTAAATTATAGTATTTTAAGAGATAATAATCTGTGGAATGAATTCTCTTATGTGGTTAATATTAAAGGAACCGGTCAATACATTCAAAAAGAACGATTTGAGCGTCTTATACGGCCTATGCTTCATCCTGTAGGGCTTAAAGATTATTATCAAGAACAACAAAATTTATTTGAAAACATAACAGAAACCATAATAACACGAAAAATAGAAATACCAAAGATATACAACTATTTCTTTTATACTTTATTGTCTACAGAATCTGTAGACAGATGTAACGGCTGTAGCTATTCTGCCCCAGAAAATGTACCAAGCTACGTTTTCCCCAGCTGGAGCACTAAAATTCCTGTAGGGATAAGTTTTGGTTTAATAAATATTAGTGACTTTTGGGAAATGGAGCCACGTCTTTCAGGTGTTTATCCAAACGATGATATAAATTGTACCGGATGCTAATATGAATAAAAAATTAACAGAAACAAATCTACAAGCAGTAAAACCTGAAGAACTTTGGTTAAATATTGGTGGTAATCCAGCAAATCCAGCTAATGTTTTTAATATTGAAGACGCATTTTTAGCAATAAAAATACCAGATTCTCAAACCTCTTTAGTAACAAAACGTGTTGACTGGGAAGCAGGAAAAGTATTTTATCCTTGGGAACCGGGAATAAACGCAGAAAAAAATCCTTATTATTGTTTTTATCAAAATGTTATGTATTTATGTTTAGGCAATAATCCAAACAATAATACTGCCGAATCTGGTGACTATTTAACATCGGTGCCTCCAACTCAAAAATCATCAGTTCCTTTTACAACTTCCGATGGTTATACTTGGGTTTCTCTGTGGCAGTTAGACTATACCAAAGAAACATTCTTGACCGATAATGAAATTCCCATTCCCACGTTTGGCCTGAGTAAACCAAAAAATACTTTTTCTAATTTTTATTCCACTG